AGCAAAGGTAAACGACGAAGCGAGGGCAGGAAGGGCGACGGTGACGACGGTGACACGGGCGGCCGTGGTGACAACGGAGGCACCTAAGGCTACTCTGACCGAGATAACAAGAAAGGCTGATATAGAAACGATAACAAACTAAAACAACATGGCGAAATATCTGGATTTGAACGGGGTGAAGCGGCTGGTCGGACAGCTGTGGGCCAAGGTGAAGACGTTGGCGGCAGGGAAAGAGGACATCCGACCGCTCTCATACGTGACGATAACGATGAATAACAGCACGTCGACGCTGAATTTCGGCAGAAACTACTTCGTGGCCACGGCCTCGACGGCTGTGACTTCGGCAAGACTGAGCCTGAAGCTTCCGACCAATTGGAAAACGATACCGAACATGCCTGCGATGGACATCTTCCTGAAATCGACATCGGGGGCAAAGTTCACTGTGGTGAGCGCAGAGGGGTTCGGGATCTACAAGACGAAGGACTTCAGCCTGCTGAACACGAAAACGGGGGCACATCTGCGGGTGACGTTTTTCCACGAGATGGGAAGCAGCACTGGGACGATGGTGTGCGAGGTGAATCAGATGGTATAAAATGACAAAACAACAACATAACAATAATAGTTAATAACGAATAATTATGGCTAAGTATTTGGATCAAGACGGTTTGAAGTATTACACAAAGAAAATCAAGGACGGCACGATCGTGGCGGGCAAGTGTCAGGCGAGCGGCATCCAGGGAGTGATCGACATCTCGCACATCCCGCAGGGCGCGCTTGAGCGCGTGGTGCAGGTGGCTGACGACACGGCACGATACAAGCTCACGACCTCACAGGCGCAGCTCGGCGACACGGTGAAGGTGCTGTCGACGGGACGGATGTATGTCGTGGTGGACGAGAGCAAGCTGTCGAGTGCGGCGGGATATATGGAATACACGGCAGGACAGGCCGCACAGGTGCCATGGAGTGGTGTGACGGGGAAACCGACAACGCTTGGAGGGTACGGCATCACGGACGCTGCCCCCAAGATCCACACGCATCCGATCAGCAACGTGACGGGGCTACAGAACAGCCTCGACGGACTTGATGGCCGGATCTCGGCGTTGGAGACGTTTACGGGGGCGGATGCCGGCGCGGGACTGGCAACAGTGATGGACAAGGGGGGCCACTCGGTGCTGACGTTTGGCGGAACCATTGACTCAGCGACAATCACGCAGTCGAGCGGCAGCGGGAGCGGCTCGGTGGTGTTTGTGAAGAGCTCAAAGACTTTTGCCTATTGCGTCGTGAGCGGATTGAACCGGACGTATTACAGCAACTGGGAAAACAGGGACAAATACGACGACACAAGCAACAGCAATGCACCATATACGGACAAGCTCTACTTGAACACTGTGGACGGCCGCGCCTATCACTGGGACGGCACAAATCTGGTCGTGGTGTATCAGGCGGACTTGAACAAACTGGCCACGGCCTACACGTTCGCCACGACGAACCACCACCAGACGAGCGGATTCCGCAAGCTGACCACGGACGCGCACGGAATGGTGACAGGCTCGGAGGCCGTGACCAAGAACGACATTACGGCCCTGGGCATCCCCGGGGCGGCGACGAACGACAGCGCACTGTCGACGGCTGAGATCGACACCGCGGTGAGCCAGGCCACCGCATAACCACAAGGAGCGGGGCTTGGAATAGTACCGAGTTCCGCCCACCTTGCAAATCCATCAATATGTACGTACAGCATCACGGTCCATGGTGGCTGTGGTGCCGTATTTTTGTGGCAGCTTCTTATTGTCTATCTTTGCCATGTACACAAATAACATTATTATGACACCGGACACGAAAGAAAAGATACAGTACTCCACGGCCGTGACGATGATTGTCTCTGCCGTGGTCCTCGCCTTTATATGTTTCTTCCTGAACCATTATAAGATTGAGGACTCAGTGCTATGGTATATTGCCCAGGCACTTGTTTATGCCGCCAGCATCTTCGGCATCTCGCTCGCCATCAAGACCAAGATAGGAGAGGTGAAGAACGACGTGAAGCAGTATGTGGATGACGAACTAAACAAACATAAGAATGAGAAAGGTTAATCTGATTGTAGTCCATTGCACCGCCACTCCTGAAGGACGCGACGTTACCGTGGCAGACATTGACAGGATGCACCGCGCCAAGGGCTGGAAGTGTATTGGTTATCACTATGTTAGGGTGTCAAAAATTTAATCATCTTTAGTCATCATAAGGCCTCTATTTTAGTCTGTTTTGCTTTAATGTTTGTAAACATATATCGCACATATATTTAACTCTAAAAATTTGCATAAATCATTTATTATTAGTAACTTTACATAGATTATACAATCAATGCAAAGTAAATATATATGACAAATAAAGGGAATAAGCCAGAGGAGTTAGAGAGCAGATTGGTAGAACTGGAGCAGAAGTATGCCGAACAGGAAGCGGAGCTACAATCCGTAAGAAAAGAGAACCGCAGCCTGAAGGCCGATGCACGGAGGCACAAACAAAGCGCAGACGACTGGAAGAAAAAGTATCAAGAGAAGAGCAAAGAATGCAAGGACAAGGACCAAGAACTCAAAAAAAAACTTCGTTCGAGGAAAAAGGCAACGGGGGAGTTGTTCGACTCTCTTATACGCCTGTCAAAGGACATTCGTTCTACGAAGAAATAGTGGCTCTCGCCATAGCCATGTACCTTACCATGGGCTGTGGTCTCCGCTCTGTCATCAAGGGATTGCAGCTGTTCAACCAGTTTCTCGGCGGAGCCTTGGGAGACATCCCGAGCCATCAGTCCATAGAAAACTGGCTGATCAAGGTGGGAATCGTAGAATATTATGACTCTTGCAAGAAGTTCTGCGACAAGGACTATGCCATCATTGTGGATGAGAGTGTCACTGTCGGAAGCCAGAAGGCGCTTGTCATACTTGCCGTACCAGCCCAGCACGAGGGACATGCGCTTAAGCACAAGGACTGTGAGGTGTTGGCTGCCCTGGTGGGCACATCGTGGAAGGCTGAGGACATAGAAGAAGAGATCCTGAAACTGATAGATAAGATAGGTCATGCGCCCGTCTATTGGGTGAGCGACAACGGCCGTAACATCAGAAAGGGTGCCGAATTGGTTGGCATTCCCCGCCACAGGGACATCAGCCATACCATCGGTATCTTCATGGAGAGGGAGTACAAGAACCGAGAGGACTTCAAGGCGTTCACCAAGAAATTGGCCAAGATACGGCTTACCTACCACCTCACGTACAACGCCTATCTTCTTCCCCCGAAAGGAAGGACAATGGCTAGGTTCATGAACCTTACACACCAAGTCGACTGGGGATGGCAGATGCTCAAGATCTATAAAGGATTGGACGAAAGACTCCAAGAGGCATACAAGTTCATTCATGACTATAAAGACCTGATAACAGAGCTACATTATCTGACAGACGCCATAGACTTCATCAGTGCACGATTCAAGCAAGAGGGTCTGTCCCACTTCACGGCAGACTTCTGCTCTGACTATATACGGAAAAGTCTGATTTGCAGTGAGCATTGCACAGATGGAATAAAGAGAGTCGGCCAAGAGATATTGAAGTATATCAAAGAGGAAGAGAACCTGCTGGAGCCGAGGGTTGAAAGGGTGCAGATGCAGCCCATTGACGAGGCACATCATATCTCCTCTGATATCATAGAATCCTCGTTCGGAAAGTACAAAGACATGCAGCCAATGAACAAAAACATTGGTATCACGCCGATAATACTCGCCTTGCCTCTGCTGGGTAAACTCGACACAAAAGAGGATCGTGAGGCGTTCGACTTCAAGGGCAAGCTGGAATCGGTCAGGATGGAAGACTTGAAAGACTGGAAAAACATGAAGCTGCTGGACAACTGGCAGGTTCGGAGAATGCTCACCTTCAAAAAAGCTATTTGAAAAGTGAATCAAATTTTTGACACCCTATCACTATGTAGTATACAGGGACGGCAGTGTGCATGAGGGCCGACCCGTAGCCGAGGTGGGCGCTCATGTGTATGGCCACAACGCCAACTCGATCGGTGTGGCGTATGTAGGCGGACTGTCTAAGGACGGCAAGACACCGAGGGACACCCGCACACCGGCCCAGCGCAGGGCACTGGCCGACCTGCTGCGGAAGCTGAAGAAGCAGTTTCCCGGCTCCCGTATCTGCGGCCACCGCGACCTGTCGCCGGATCTGAACCATGACGGGAAGATTGAACCCTCGGAGTGGGTGAAGGCCTGCCCGTGCTTTAATGCGGAGGAGGAGTATGAAAAACTATAAGAACACGCTCTTGTCGCTCCTTGCCGTCATCCTGGCCGCCGTCGGCGTTATCCTTGCATGGAATGACTTGCACAGAAACAAGCAGAAGGTGGAAGCGCTGAGGACGCAGCTCGCCCATGCCCAGATAGCACCGCTTATCCAACGCGATACCATCCGCGACACAGTACCTGTGGCCACCTCTGCGGCCATCCCCATGGAGCGCAGCACATATAAGAACGAGCTGGCGGACAAGCAGCTCATCAAAGAACTCCGGCTGAAGCTCGGACAGATAGAGGCGCAGCAGCTAAGCGGCACCGCCATCCATGACACCGTAAGACTGGAGGCGAAGACCTGCAGCCGCTATGAGTATGCCGACCGATGGGCACACTTCACGCTGAGCATGAAGCCGCCCGACACGACGCTCGTCTACACGGTCAGCGACTCGGTGCTGACACTGGTCTATCGGGAGTATAAGCACAAGTTTCTGTGGTGGCGATGGGGAACGAAAGGGTACAAGGTGAAAGTCGTGAACTTCAACCCCCACGCCACCATCAGATACAACCAATACATCAAGGTGGAATGACATGGCACAGGAAACGATCTTCAATGCCTTCGACTATTTTGAAAAGATAGGCAGGCAGAACAGGCTGGCAAAGGAGCAGGGCTTCAAGGTGGGGCGCTGCTCCGGCATCGGCGGTATGCAGGACATGATGGCCGACTTCCGAAAGACAGACAAATATATCCTCGTGGACGATACCACCTCGCAGAACACGTTCTCAAACGGTGTCGGCTACTTCCGTAAGGATGTATATACCATCTTCATCGTCGCTCCCTACCGTATCGACGACATGGCAGAGCGCGAGAAGCAGCTGAACCTCTGCCGAAGCATCTTCCGGCAGATGCACTCACGGCTCATCCACGACCGCGATGAGATGGCCTACGGAGACGCACTGGAATATATGCAGGTGGAGCGTATCTACAGCAATGAGTTCCCGCAATATCTGATGTCTGGTGTTACGGGACTCTACTTCATGGTAGAGAATGAGGAACCAATCGATCTGACCTATGACAGCGGACAATGGACTGAGGGGTAACATCACCGAACAGGACCGGGAGCAGTACGAACAGCGGTGGACCGACTTCATGGTGAAGTTCTGGCAGGAGAAGATGATGAAGTTCTCGCCGCCTGTCTATGATACAGGAGCTCTATACCATTCGCTTGTGGGCGTGCTTCATCCCGGAAGTCCGACCACTATAGAGCACCGCTTCCTGGAGTATGGCATCTATGTGGCCGCCGGAACCGGCAACGGCTACCGTCGTGGCAACAGCGGCAAGGATGACGAGAACGGCTTGCAGTTCCTGCGTGGCAAGAAGTGGAACAAAGGCAAAGGGCACCGCCAGCGGCGCGACTGGTTTGCCAAGAAATACCTCTACAGCATCCACCGCCTGAATGACTTCGAGGCGACTTTCTATGGTCAGGCGTATCAGGGATTGCTGTCAGACGCATTGTCGGCCATGTTCGGTGACAGCTCTGCATTGGCCCGACACAATAATGGTAATAACAAAGCTGCTATGGCGTTGGGTAATCTGTAATTGTTTTCCTGCCAACGTTGGAAATATCACAGAAATTGCCTATCTTTGCAACGAGAAGTTTGGTACTCGTGGACTATGTCCAGAGGTATTTGGATTTAGGGGCGGCACGGCGGCCAATTTTATGCTGCCGCCCCTTTTTCTTTTGCAGCAAAGTGGATTTCATACGATAGATTTTGATTAAACACTGAACAAGACGGCCGGTATCCGCGAGGATGCCGGCCGTTGTCGTTGGAGAAATGTTAAATTTATCGGGTACTATTAAAATAGATAGTATTTTATTTTGTTACTATCCAAAAAAATAGTATCTTTGCAATGTTCAAAAGAAATACAGTAACGATGAAGAAAAAACAGAAATTCAAGATGGAGCTCTCCTTTGAGGAGAAAGAACTGATTGAGTCAATCAGAAACTATTGCAACAGTTACCCTAACGGCTATCCACAATTACTGGAGTATGCGCAAGATCTCTTCGACAGAATTACGGATATGCCAAAAGATGATTAACAAACAACAGCTCTCCTTCCGGGGAGAGCCTTAAAAAGAAATAATTATGGAAGCAGCAGTGAAACAAGCAAACAAGATTACCGACATGAAGGCTCGGATGAGTGACATATACCTCGCCGTTTCATGGAGGGAGATAGCACGTACTTATTTTGACAAGTCTGTGCCATGGTTCCAGCATAAGATGTATGGCATCGACGGCAACGGCGGCAAAGGTGGCTTTACTGAGGATGAAGCCGGCCAATTGAAAGGCGCACTCATGGACCTGAGTAATCGTATCCGCCGTGCCGCTGAAAACATTCCAGCCCCGGCCACTGTATAGCCGTTTTGAACAAAAGCCGCCGCCGGGCTGGCGGCGCAACAATTATTGAATGCTTCATGAAGAAGTAGGCAATTACATGTAAAAGAACTTTTGGAGCCTCCTGCGCGTGATGCGTGGGAGGCTTTTAACTCAAAACAGATTTTTATGCAACTGACAGGAAAGAATGCAGAGTATGCCGATCTCATCCTCTCTAAACTCATGGACAACGGAGGATGGATCAGCAAGGATGAGATACTGGGGATTCTCCATGACACCTATAACTATGGCGCGGAGCCGGAGTTCGTATTGCACGATATCGTGGACAACTGGAAATTCATCATCGTGGACGGTGAGATTCTGCGATTGACGAAAGAGGGTGACAAGGCAGCAAAGAAAGGGGTGGCACAATATTGTAAAGGAAAAGAAAAGAAGGAACTCTTCAAGGATTGGAAAGACTATCTCAGCGTTGGCGAGACGCTGATAAATATCATGGTGGCCTTGGCTTCGTTTTTCTTGGGACGTTGCTCTTCCAACTGGTTTTAGAGGGCGAAGACGACGATCCCGGTAACGACGGCGATGAGTATGGCCACGATGCCGGAGAGGAAGGAAGTCTTGAGCTCAAGTCTTCTGATGCGGTACTGCAGAATGTCTGTTTTTGATCTTTCCATACCGCAAAGATAGTGTTTTCGGACGGCATCCGCAAGAAAAAAGCGGGGAAATGTTAAATCTTTCGTTTAATATGCCAAAAGATGATTAACAAACAACGGCTCTCCTTCCGGGGAGAGCCTTAAAAAGAAATAATTATGGAAGCAGCAGTGAAACAAGCAAACAAGATTACCGACATGAAGGCTCGGATGAGTGACATATACCTCGCCGTTTCATGGAGGGAGATAGCACGTACTTATTTTGACAAGTCGGTGCCATGGTTCCAGCATAAGATGTACGGCATCGACGGCAATGGCGGCAAGGGAGGCTTTACTGAGGATGAAGCCGGCCAATTGAAAGGCGCACTTCTCGACCTCAGTGACCGCATCAGGCGTGCTGCTGAAAGTATTCCAGCCCCGGCCACTGTATAGCCGTTTTGAACAAAAGCCGCCGCCGGGCTGGCGGCGCAACAATTTTAGTGCTTCGATAAGCACGATTTCATAATAAAATGAACTCTTGGAGCCGTCCGTGCGAGATGCGTGGACGGCTTTTTCTGTCATCTGCTTTGTAGTCTCGGAAAGAATGACTACCTTTGCCGTCGTAATAGCAGATAATTTCCTTGTCATTGTAGACTTTGTTTATCATATTTGAAACAAAAAATAAGGTAAAAATGACAGTTAGGTCTTGCACCTTTAAAACAAACATGCTATATTTGTATTATAATAAGAAAACATTTTATGACAGCAATCGTAGCGGTATTAAATAAGCATGCTGCAGCAATAGCCGCAGACAGTGCGGTGACGATGGGCAACACCCACAAAGTGGTGAATAGTGCGAATAAGATCTTCACACTATCGAAATACCACCCCGTGGCTGTTATGACGTATAGTAATGCTGCTTTTATGGGTGTGCCCTGGGACATCATCATTAAAGAATACAGGAAAGAACTTGGAGAAAAGGCGTTTCACTTTCTCAAAGATTACGTTGATGACTTCATACGTTTTCTTCATTCCCGCCATTTCTTTTGCGACGATAAGACCCAGCGCTCGTTTTTGAGATTGCAATTGGACTCGTTTGTAACCATTTGCAGAAATGAGATTTTTCGCGAAAAGGGAATGAAGCCTGAAGAACAAACCTCCGATGTATTGGTTGAGAAACTTAAGATTTGCATGGAAAGCAACAAACAGGCCCTAAAATGTCCAGAATTCGATGGATATGAATATGACGCCTTCAAAAACATTGCGTTCGCAGAAGTTGAGGACTATGCCAAGCTTAAAGAACTGGACATCCAAGAAGTATTATGTGAGTCCTTTTTCTATTATTTGTCTGCAAGGCTGAACAATTCATTAGGTACAGGTTTGGTGTTTGTCGGCTATGGGGAGTCAGAGATATACCCTTCACTGTTTCCTATCAACGTATCGTTAGGTATAGACAACCACTTGCGTTATTTCGTGGATGAAGATAATATTGCCATCATCTCGGAACATGGACCAGATGCGGTAATATGTCCTTTTGCCCAGGTAGATGTGACGCAAACCATCATCCGTGGCATCAACCCTTCTTTTCAAGACATCATTTATAATGTCATAAAGGAATCCATCAAGTCGTTTTCGAATGCCATTACCAGCAAACTTGACGCAGATCCATCGACAGCTACGGTGTCATCAGCCATCAAAGGTCTTGATACAGAATCCGTTATCCGTGATATAACGCTTCAGATCAACAAAGAGATGCGTGATACTTATACAGAACCTTTATTGAATACGGTAGTATCATTGGACAAAGAAGATATGGCAAATATGGCAGAAAGCTTCATTTCCCTTACTTCTCTTGTAAGGAGAATGCAGCCAGGAGAAGAGACCGTTGGTGGCCCTGTGGATGTTGCCGTAATATCGAAAGGCGACGGATTCGTGTGGATCAACAGGAAGCATTATTTCAGACCAGAGCTGAATGCTCCATTTTTCAACAACTATTTTAAGTAAGGAGGTTTTCTATGGCAGACATAATGATAAGCAGTTTAAGTCCTAAATTGCAAATTGAAGGGACTTTATTGACCCCAGAACAAGTCGAGGAAATCTCATCCCGCATTTCAAAAAATGTGTTCGAAAAGATTACAAAGCAATTAGACAAGTCACTTGCTTCTTCTTTAGAAAAGAATAAAAACAAATAGCTTCACCTATGTGCAATAAGCAACTCCTCGATTGGAATTGTGGGGCTGAACTGTTAAATTTTTCCTCTTCCCCTCATTTTCTCCGCCTTTTTCTTTGCCGTTCCGCTTTTTCTCCCTATCTTTGCCAGCGGATATAAGACAGTGGTAGTCCACTCCGGTGAGCAGCGGTTATTGCTCGGACATCAAGGTCGGGCTTTTTTTATGCCCGCAAAAAGCGCGAGTAACTACTCGCAAAAGATATTGGCGGTTGCCATTCCGTAGATTTTGATCAGCCCATCGGGTGAAGTCACTGTCTTATATCCAGCGGAATCGGCAGCCGCTTTTCTATTCTGCCAAAGCAAAGGCCCGGCTATCCGGGAAGGATATAAGACAGTGCATTATGCAGCAAGCAACAATCAACTTCACCGCGCAACAGGTACGGGCGCGTGTGAGCCTTGCAGACAAGGTGAGAGGACTGTACCGCAGTGTCAACCGTTGGCTGGACGCCAGGAGCGCGTTCTACAGCCGTATTGCCGAGTTTGAGGTGACGCGCAGAGTGGCCATCCGCATCGGCGTCGTGTTCCCGCTGACCATGGTCGTGGCGGCAGTGTGCGTGGAGCAGAATCCACTGGTGAGCATCACTGCCATGGGCGTGAGCGGATGGATTGTGTACAGGTTGAACAAAGGCGAGAAAGGAGGAGAAGAATGAACACGAACGAAACCATGCAGCAGCTCATCAATGCCGAGATGAAGAAAGGCACCAGACTTGTTGTTGAGATTGACGACGTCCTCGGCAAGGATCTCGTAAGCATAAACGTAAGCATGAACGGTTCTGCCCCTTCCCTGCTGAAGATGCTGATCTCGGCGATGGCCATCAACAAGAAGCTGAAACAGTTCGTCAAGGCCGCTGCCGCAGCTGACGAAGTGCTCAGCGTTGAAGCGATAAAGTTCAATGTCGATAAAGCGAAAGAGGAAGGAGGCGACCATGAGCGACTATAAATATAAGATGATAGCCATTCCTTCCGACCACTCAGTTGTTTATCTCAGTGTCAGACTATGGTCAGCCAAAGGAAAGGCCGTTGAGCAGATTAAAAACGAATTGAAGAATCTCAACGGATATAGTCTTGCTTCCTGTGATCTTCATAAACTCTATTCTTGGATTCGTCAGAAAGTGAAGGATGCTCAAGCTACAAGTAAAAGCAAATATGATATCTGTATGGACGAACGTAATGAATATGACCATAATGGAAATAAATGCCAGACCATACAAGTATTCAATTCGCTTTCCTTTATCGCGACCATCTATGCAATGCCCATGAGTGGAGTGATCGCATTTAATGCTTCCCTGGAGGAGAAAGGAGGCAAGGCATGAAAATCGTGTTGGGAGCTCTCATCATTGCATGTCTCCTTCTTGTCGTTGCAGGGGGAACTTTGGCCGTAATTTTAGTTTTCATGAAATATGCGCCGCATGAGCTACCCGGTAGGACCAGAAAGGAGAATAACAAATGATGGAAAATCATAAAGACAGCAAGGCTATGAGCCTGTTTGAAGAGTTCTGCGACACTGATACCCTGCAGAACCGCATAGAGTTGATAGACGACGTTAAGGACCGTCTTCTCATGGAGCTCGGCGATAGCGAGAGCGAGGAAGAGCGCAAGACGCTCACCGACTGGATGATCAGCCTGTCGGACCTGAAGGAAGACTTAAAGAAGATTAGGAGGGCACAACAATGAACAAGGATCTGAAACAGTTCCTCGACTGGCTGAAAGAGAACGACCGCAGCGAGGAAGAGAAGATGCAGTGCAAGCTGCTCGATGAATACATGAAGACACGCGACAACCTGCCCGGCAAGGGCGTGACGGGCTCGGAGCTGGTCTTCGACCCGAAATCCTCTGACGAGATTGCTGATGACCTGCGCCCCATGTACTATATGGACATCAACATCATAGCCAACTACATGTTCCTGCACGAGTTCGGCACGACCACCGTCGAGGACGGTACGGTGAAATGGGCCATCTGGCGCGACATGGACTTCCTGGTATAGGAGACATTTTTTTTAACCATAATCCTTAGGGGTACTGACCGTGAGGCCGGTGCCCCCTTATTGTTTTAACATATAAGTTAGTGGCTGATATAAAATTAACCATTAAAATTTGCAGTTACGATGGAATAATCGTAAATTTGCAACGAAATCATTAAATACGGAACTGATTATGTGCAAGGTAAAAAGCATGTATATGAAAGCATTGGAAGGCGTGAGGGCATACAGGCGCGCTTCCAAGGGCTATTTTTATGACGAATCGGAGACTGTGAGACAGATGAAGAAAGAGTTGTATGATGGTGCTTCCGGATTCTCGACAGATAGGGACAAAATACGTTCGGACTGGCGTGCCATTTCGGGCGACATAAAGAAAGCATTCAAAAATTTGCAGGCCAGCAATGTCTAAGCATTCCATCAGCACGCGAGAGACCAAGGTGGGTATCGGCAACACCGTGGGCAAACAAGTGGAGCAAACCGTTTCCGTTGATGACCTGTCCTTGCCAACAGCTCAGGAACTTGAAGCCTACCAAAAGATAAATCCTAACATTGTAGAGTTTCTTTTGGAAACATCACGTAAAGAACAGGAACATCGCCACAAGACTGAAGACAAGAAGATGGAAATCATTCGATACTCAGAGCATAAGAATGGGCGAATGAATTGGTGGGGCATGTTTTTTGCCTTTCTTTCATTGGTTGTCTTGATGGGTCTCTGCGCTTTTGCGCTTTACCTTGACAGGCCTTGGTTTGCCGGTGCATTTGGGGTTACTGCGGTAGTTTCTATCATTTCGGTTTTTGTTGGTGCTGGAAAAGACATCCCAAACAAGAAACAATAACATTAGTATTTGAGATCGCCCCGAGACTTGCGTCCCGGGGATTTTTTTGACCACACGTTTCTTTTCCGCTGTATTTTTGCCGCAATCCATCAATGCTTATCTTTGCGGAAAAGAAACGATTATGGCAATCACTATCAACAACGGACTCAGCGGCAAGTATTTCTCCATGAGCGTACCCGACCTGGTGTGCACCATCGAGGGCTACCGCATGGGCGTGAAGATTCTCATCAGTCTTGACAACAAGGCATGGACGGAGATATACTCCGAATACCTGTACCCCTTGGACGGGAGCATCACCCTTTCCGAACTGGGCAACCTGCTCAACCCCTATGCCCGCCAGATGCTCGTGGTGGACGTGAAGATACAGCTGACCGAAGAATATGCAGACAGCAACAGCATAACGTCGAGTCAGGAGCAGACCTTCACGCTGGTCTATTGCGAGGCCGACATTCCCACCACCTGCGAGGACTGGACGACGCACCACTTCCTCTCGCTGCTGCTTGGAACGAAGCTCACGGCCCCCGGCCGTCTCGAATACCTCCATTTCATCGGTACCGACACCGCCGTATGCACCGCCACCTATTCCGACGGCAGCACGGCGACGTTCACGCCCGTGGTCATCGGCGGCAACAGCAGCTACACCACCATCGACGTGAGTCCCGACCGCTTCAGCGCGGCCGGCAAGACCCTTGCCGCCTATACCATCACGGCGGGAGCCCGCCGCCAGCAGTACGATATCGACTTCAGAAAACCCGCCTGCGCCCCCGTGCTCCTCTTCACCAACTCGTTCGGCTGTGACGAGCTGATGTACTGTACCGGTCTTGCCACGAAAGCCCCCACCTTCAAACGCGACTCCGCCTATATCGGCGGCAAGAAGAAGAACTATCGAATCCAGGAAACCCGCACGTTCAAAGCCGACACGGGTCCGCTGAGCGAGGACATGGCCGACTGGTTCGGCGAGGTGATGCGGTCGCCCTACGTGCGCCTTGTGACCTTCCGTAACGGTCGGCCCAATGTAGGCCGCGAGATCGTGATTGACGACAGCAAGACCGAGCAGACCAACGCCCTCGATGAGATACCCCGCTTCACGTTCAGCTATGAATATGCCCAGCGCAACCATAACGTGGTGGAGCTTGAGCGCGAGGGCAGAATCTTTGACAACACTTTCGACTACACCTTTAATTAGATACTAAGTTTAGTGAAATTATTAAAAACCAACATGATATGGAAAAACTGTTCAAAAAACTCTCTAAAAGGATGTGTGGCATACCTTCAGACAAATATGTCCTTCTGCTGTGCTCTCTGGTAATCGCTTTCTGCTGTGGATTGTTTTTACATCTCTTTACGGAGTATGTGGGGTTAAGTATGAGTAAGCTCGGAGCTTCTTTCCTTGGTTTTGGTATTTCCTATATTGTAGGGATAGCCAAAGAAAAGATAAATGAAAGACAAGGGGGCATGTTCGACGTGCGCAATCTTAGTTTTTATATTATAGGTGCCTGCATGGGAGCCGTGCTATTTCTGATATGATGAAACGGCAGAAAGCCATCCATTTCAGTGAGATGCAGCGTTACCTCGACCTCGCCTATCAGCACCGGCAGACGTTGAACATCAAAGCCTTCCGCAGCGATGGGCACCGGGTAGAGTACCGCGGATGGCTCGTCCATCACCAGTACTGGAAGGGCGGCTACATGCGCATCGTCAACCCCATGAGCCACCAGCTGCGGTTGCTGCCAGAAATATTCATCTATGAAGTTAACGGAATGAAAGTATATCTATGAGCAATAAAGACTTAGAACTTGTAAAGACCGGGCAGAGCGGGAAAGTGCAGCACTTCCGCATCATACCCCAGGGCGTGGCGCGTGCCAAGGCCTACGACTCCATTGCCGAGGAATACGGTGGAGACAGCAGCAACGTCTTTGACGAGGACGACGGCACGGTGAACGTCCGCCCGCTCACCATCAACGGCCGCGGCTACCAGTACGTGCCTTTCGGCGCGGACGACATGCTGCCGTACGAGCTCAGGAAGGCCGTGCTGTCGAAAATGGTTACCGCCCAGTGCCAGCAGTTCAACACCCTCTGCTGCTACGGTCAGGGACTTCGGTTTGTGGACCGGAAAGAGAAGAAAGATGTCGATTTTCCCGACATCCGCTCATTCTGCCTTCACAACTCCCTGCATGAATGCTTTGCCGAGCAGTGTACCGACATGCAGATGTACAACTTCAGCGTCACCTGCATCATCCTCTCCCGCGACGGTAGCCGTATCGTCAACGTGCGGCACAAGGAAGCCTGCTACTGCCGCTTCGAGTATGCACCGTCGACAAAATCGGGAAAAATAGAGCACGTATTCTTCGGTGACTTCCGCATCGGGCACTTCAACGAGAAGCGCATCGAGGCCATTCCCCTTCTTGACTACTGGGACCCACTCGGCGACCTGGAGATACGAATGGGCAAACAGCCAGATCCCGCCACCGGCCTTGTCCACAACAAACCCACCAGCGACAGAAAATTCGCCATTCTCTCACGGATGGCCACACCTGGCTACCAATACTATCCCGTGCCCTACTACTCGAGCATCTTCAAGGATTCCTGGTATGACATCTACCGTCTGATAGGCATCGGCAAGCGTTTTATGATTAAGAACACCTCTGCCCCCCGGGTACAGATAGAGGTGCATGAAGAGTACTGGGACAACGTGTGCGATAACGAGCATATCGAGGACGAAGCCGAGCGCCAGCAGCGCAAGGAGCAGGAGAAGCAGAACATCATCGACTTTGTTTGCGGTGTGCAGAACGCCGGCAAGGCCCTCGTCACCGGCTACTATATCGACCCCAACGGCAAGGAGAACCGCATGGTGCGCATCATCAACCTCAACGACCCGAGCAAGAAGGAGGGCGGCAACTGGAGCGACGACATGGAGGAAGCTTCCAACGCTCTCTGCTTCGCCTACGGTGTGCACCCCAACCTTGTGGGTGCCACACCGGGCAAGAGCCAGATGAACAACTCCGGCTCCGACAAGCGCGAGCTCTTCACACTAAAACAAGCGCTCGAAAAAATCTATCATGACGTGATGGCCAAGCCCTACCACGTCATCCTGCATTACAACGGGTGGGCAGACAGGTGCACCGTCGACGTGCCGATGCTCATGCTTACCACCCTCGATGAGAACAAGGATGCCAAGAAAGTTAGTGGAAACTCAAATCAAGACGAAGATGGAAATAACAATTACCAAGAGTGATTTCGAGCAGGCCCTGCCCGTGGGTGCTGCCGCCAACGACAGTGTGTATGAGAGCGTGAAGCCCACCCTCGGGCGGCAGTTGGCCTTCAGCAATGCTGTCCTGCTCGGTGTGGCAGGGATGACCTACCTGGAAGAGAAGGGCGAGGACTCCCCGCTCCTGAGGTGGTACAAGCAGCTCGTGTGTCTGTCAGCCTTCCTCAGCGTGCTGCGCCAGCTCGACCTCGTGCTCACCCCCACCGGTTTCGGTGTGGTGAGCAACGACAACCTCGCCCCTGCCAGCAAGCAGCGCGTGGATGCCTTAGAGGGAGCGCTGCGCACACAGTACTGGCGGACGCTCGCCATGACCCTCAACCAGCTGCGAAGCGAGAACTGGGGAGCCACGGATCAGGCCCGCCGCTTCATCGGCCACCTCTACGATGAATATACCTTCTTCTTCGAGACCCACCGCAACGCCACCTACACAGACTGGAACAACTACAAGACCACCGTGGAGGAAGCCGATGAGATACTGCGCACGAAGATGGGCGACAGGCAGATGGATGACATCCTCGATGCCTTCCGCCGTGCCGACCCCAACAGACTGGAACCCTACCGCGAGGTCATCAGCTGCATCATCCGCTTCACCGACATGTGGGCAGTGAAGGGCTCTGCCACACTACGGCAGCCCGTCTATCGCCGCCTGATGCGCATTCTCGACAGCGAGGACAACCAGGAGTATTTCAAGCTCTACCGAGAGAGCTCCAGTTATAAAGCCAACCATCATGACACGTTCAAGAACACTAAAGACAGCGCAGGCTACGTCTTCAACGGATGAGAAGAGCCGCACGGTGAACATCAGGCTCACCGCCCCCACGTCGTGGAGAGCACTGAGCCAGGAGCAGCTGCTGACCGTCTTCGACCTCATGGCCATCGAGCAGGAGCCCACGGCGGTGAAGACCTACATGCTCATCTACTTCTGCGGCCTGCATGTCATCCGGCACACCCGCTTCGGCTGGAAGTTCTGGACCATGGTGGACGGCCGGAAGCGCGTCATCTACCTCACCACCTCAGAGATACAGGGGTTCACCAGCCAATTTGACTTCATCGACCAAGTGGAGGACATGGACTGTAGGTTGGATGCAGTCTGTGGACTCCATGCGGCCGATGCCCTGCTGCAGCAAGGCGTGACCTTCAACGAGTACCTGCACGCAGAGAAATACTACCAGCTGTTTGTCGAGACCAAGGACATGGAATATATCGACAACCTTGCACAGTGGCTCTACCACGACAGCCACGGCCGTGCGGCAGGCTACGGCGACGCCGTGGACAACCATGGCAAGCTCGTTGAGGATGTTACGCTCACCCCCGGCGAGCGCGTAGGCACCCTGCTGTGGTTCTTGCACGTGAAGCAAGTCATGGCCAGCGCCTTTCCGCACTTCTTCAAGAAGACCGTAGTGGAGGACGGAGAGCCGGAGCCAGTGAACTTCATAGAACTCTACAACATCCAGCTGCGGGCCCTGACCGGCGGCGACGTGACAAAGGAGGACACCGTGCTCAACCTCGCATGCTGGCGCGCCCTCACCGAACTTAATGCCAAGGCAAGAGAGGCTCTGGAACTGGAGAAAATGCGTAGTAAGAATTAATTGCAGTTTTTATTGCAGATACTGCAATGAAAATTTGTATAATCCAAAAAATCTTGTTATATTTGCCGTAGAAATAAGAAAATATAGGCCTTATGGATGCTTTGATGATTTACTTTCTCTGCGTTGCCGGGTTCTTCCTGCTTTGCCCGGTGATTATCATCGTGGACTATATCTTCAGCGACTATCGTCCCAATGAAGCACAGATGAAGGCTATGAAGGAAGAGTATGAACGGAAGAAAGCAGAAAAAAAGCTCAGGAAGTCAGCTCGTAGACCAAAAGGGCATTGGGAATTCAACGGAGGATCATTGTCTTCTCATTGGGTGCCTGACAAAGAGGCAGACCTAATAGATATTGGTAGATACTGAGAAATGCGTATTTTCCTATTTTACGAGTAAATGCTATTTTTGCGACATCATAATCACAAAAATAGCATTTGTTTTTTATGGCAGACAGAACCCAGACTTTCACGACCAAGATATTTCTCAACGATGATCAGGCAAAGAATAAAATCAGAGAGTTGGAAAAGAGCATATCCACGATACGCGCTGATATGTCCAAGGCTGCAGATGCAGGAGACTGGAGCAAATTCAATTCGCTGAAGAAGGAACTTAACCAATCGACCAAAGAGTTGAACTCTATGCGCACCACTGCGCAGAGCGTAGAGCACGTATTGAATAACCTTGGATCATCCTCTATAAAGGAGATCAAGCGAACTATCAGTGCCATCAACAAAGAAATGGCCAGCGGAAATGTGGCCAGAAACTCTCAGGAATGGAAGTTTCTCGCGGAGCAACTTGACAGAGCCAAGAAAGAGCTTAGGAACGTTAACCAAGCCAATGAACTTGTCAATAAGAAGGATAAGTGGCAATGGCTTGAAAATATAAATAAAATAGGTTTTGCCATCACCAATTTCTTCGGTCTCGAACAAGGTGTCTCCGGCGTTATCTCCAAGGTAACCAGTTTGGCCCAAGAGTCAATGGATGTGGCTAAGCAGGCTGAGGGTATAGAGATTGCTTTCAAGCGCATAGACAGGCCCGGGCTGCTTGCCAATCTGCGCAAAGAGACCCACGGCACCATCAACGACATGCAACTGATGCAACAGGCAGTGAAGTTCGCCAACTTTGACCTGCCTGTGGAACAACTTGGCAAGCTCCTTGCCTTTGCCCAGCAACAAGCCAAGGACACCGGCGAGAGTCTCGACTACATGGTGAACAGCCTCGTGGACGGCATGACCCGCCAAAGTCCCAAGATTCTCGACAACCTCGGTCTCTCCGCACAAAAGATTAAGGAGAAGACAGCCGAGACAGGCGACTTTGTGCAGGGTGTCATCAGCATCATCCAAGAGCGGATGGAAAAGACGGGCGGGTATGCTGAGACCGCAGCCGACCGCGCCGCCAAGGCCAATGCCAGGATGGTGAACGCCCAGATGGAACTTGGCAAGCAGCTCAGCCCCATACGCGCTGAGATGGCCGGCATCTTTGGCAAGGCAAAGCTTGGAATGATAGAGACCATTACTTGGATTCTCAAGAACAGAGACACCCTGTTCTCTCTGGCCAAGGTGATAGGGGTGGTAGCCGTAGCCATTGGCGGAGCACGGATAGCCGACAAGCTGCTGACGGCAGAGTTGAAAATCAATATTGTCTGGCAGCGGGTCAAAGTTGCCATCGATAAGATAGAACTCACCTTGACAAAGGCGAAGACAGCCTCGTTGCTACTACTCCGTTCGGCACTCATTCCCTTTCAGGCCTTATATGCCCTCATTACTAATGGAGTGAAAGGCTATGTGGCCGTGATGCGAGCCGCCAAGATTGCCAATATGACCAATCCATGGACAGCGCTGGCCACAGTGCTGTCCGTCGTAGGCATTGCCATCTACGGCATCGTGAAAGCAGCGAGGGAAAGTGCCAAAGCCTTGGAGGTGCAGTCAAAGGCATCGATATTGGCATCCATGAGAACGCGCGACTTGGCCAGTGTGCAGGACGAGGCGGCAAAGAGTGCCGTAGCCCAAAAAGAAAAGGTGCAGCAGCTCACGAAGATCGTAGAGGACAACACCAAGAAGACCAAGGACCGCATGGACGCGGCCAAGCAGCTGCAGAATATCGTACCCAGCTATTTCGCCACACTCGACACCGAGGGAGCCAAATATCGCAGCAACACCAAGGCCATCAATGACTACATCGCTATGCTCGACCAAGTGGCCTTGGCTCGTGCCATCAACAAGAAATTGGAGGAAAACGCCGCCAAGCAGATAGACGAGGCGCGCGCCATAGAAGCTTGGAGAAATGGAGTGAACAAGCGGCAGCGCCTTATCAAAGAGCAACAACAATCTATGCGACAGGCTGCCATTGACGGTGTAGGCTCAGGAGCTGCTGCATTTACCCCGGCAAGTGTTGGCAACCCATATCTGAAAGACGCCAACGAACAACTCAAAGCAAGTAAATCGCAACTCGAGTACGATCGAGCGCGGCTGAAAGTTCATCAGAATATTAATAAGGCACTGCAGGATGAGAATAAATGGCTTCACGAGTATATGCGCAAGAACGTCTCCACCGAAGCCCAGTTGATGGCAATTAATGACAAAGACTTCGGGAACAGCCTTGGCAACGACACTTCCGTCAACGGCAAAAGCGGGAAGACTGGCAGCGGTAAAGTCTCATCCAACACGACACCTAAGGAAGCCCCCGCTACAAAGCTCAAAAACCAGCTCGACCATGAGCTTGCATTGGAGGAGCAAAGTTATCAGCAGGGCGACATCACCTACAAAACCTATTTGGCAGACAAAGAGGCACTTCAAACGGCCTACTATGAGAAGCTCAAGGCCCTCTACAAGAAAGACAGCGACGAATACAACAAGGTGTGTGATGAGCAAGCCAAGACGCTTGCCGATACCATGGGCGAGATCCGCAAGGACACAGAAGAAGGCTATGAGCAGGAACGCCAGACTGTAGCCGCCAAGCTCAAGGCTGCCTTTTACGATCCCACGGCAGAAGCCTTCCAACATCAGGAACAGCTCGACGAGGCGCTCTTCAAGAATGAGATGCACTACTACGACCAGCGCCTGACCCTTTATAAGGAAGGAACCAAGGAGTTTGAGCGCATTCAGGCCGAGCGGGATGCCAAGGACGAGGAGCGCCGGCAGAAGCGGCAACAGGAGTGGCTGGAGTCCTACAACCGATTCAAGGGTCAGTTTCGCAAGCAGTCTCTCGCTGAACAGGAGGCGGAGCAGAAGGCCACCATCAAGGCGGGCCTCGACTACATCGTCTCTGTCTACAAGGAAAAGATGAAGAGCCTCGACAAAGACTCGGCAGAGTATAAGCGATTGGAGGCCGAGTTGGAGGCTCTCAAAGCCGAGTATGAGCAGTGGTTGGCCGACACCGAGACCGAATACGCCCGCAAGCGGAATGAGGAGCGCTCCAACCAGGCACAGGACAACAAAGAGATGAGCGACGCGGCAGCCCGTGGCTTTGACAAAGCCGGGCTGTCGGATCATACCGTCGCCTCGCCTAATGGCTTTACAGGTACGCAAGGCATGATAGGTGTGGCAGGAACCATCGGTACTTACCTGGGAGCTTACGCCAAACTCAAAGAGGCAAAAAATAAGGACCTGATAAACGACCAGGAATGGGCTGACGCAAAGGAACAGCTTTGGAAAGAGCTCTGGAACAATCTTCCAGACATGGCCAAGGCAGCTTGGGATACCATTCAGACCTTCGGTCAAGCCGATGTGGCCTATACACAAGCCAACTGCGACTATAAGGTGGCCATGATTTCGAAAGAATACGACCAGCGAATCAGCAAGGCTGGGAACAACTCTGCCAAAGTGCAGAAATTAGAGAAAGAGCGAGACAAGAAGATAGCTGCCGAGAAAAACAAGGCCAACAAAAAAGCCATGCGTATGGAGATCGCTCAGGCCACCGTGCAGACCGCCGAGGCTGCCATCAGCGCCTATAAGTCGGCAGCTGCCATCCCCGTGGTGGGCCATATCCTTGCGCCCATCGCCGCAGCTGCGGCTCTGGCCTACGGTGCAATGCAAGTGGCCACTATAAAGAAGCAACACCAAGCCGAGGCCGCTGGCTATTACGAGGGCGGTTTCACGGGCGGCAACCGCTACCGCCGCGAGGCCGGAGTGGTACACGAGGGCGAGTTTGTGGCCAACCACAACGCCGTGAACAACCCACAGCTGCTTCCTGCCCTTCGTCTTATCGACGTGGCACAACGCAACAACACCGTCGGACGGCTCACTGCAACAGACGTGAGCCGGGCCATGGGCGTAGGCGGTGCCACGGTGGTGTCTGCGCCTACAGTCAACGTACAGACAGACAACAGCGAGCTGGCCGACACCCTGCGACAGGCGCGCGACACCTTGGAGAAGCTCGGGTCGCTCATAGACGGTGGCATCACGGCCAACGTGTCGATGGAGAACTTCAAGAAGCAGGAAAAGCATTGGAACCAGATTCAAAAGAACAAGTAAGCTATGATTGTATGTTCGCTCAACGGCAAGACGGCATATCCGTCGTCTTCCGACAAAATAAAGGTCACGTATGAAAACCAGTTCGTCAAGGACTCTGGTTCCTATACCTATGACATCTCATTTCCCATGGATATCGCACGCAACCGCGAGATCTTCAACAATGTGCAGCGCCTTGACGTGAAGAAGACCTTGGCCGATTTCGACGACTGCAAGCTCTACGCCGCCAACCGCCTTATCATCAGCGGCAAGGGTACGGTTACGTCGATTACCAACGATGTGGTGAAGCTGCAGATCGTCGGCGGAAAGAGCCGAATCAAATACAACTCAAAATTCGAGAAGCACTTCATCGATGAGATAGACTATCCCTCTGTTGTTCTCGACACGGGCATCAACAAGCAGGTGTACGAGAAAGCTGGAGCGGGATACCCTAATATGAATAACACTCAGTGGGGAATTCTTACGGACCTTACTACCGGTAATATCATCGGTCAAAGAGGTGTGGCCGTACTTAGCCCTACCTACGATGAGACCAACGATATTGTGGCCAACAGACCATGCCTGATGAAGCTTGAGAAACTGAAAATAAATGGCGTAAAGTTTCCACAAGGGACTTATTCTTTCATTGTAAATTGCGCCATTAGTCCATATCTTCTTTATGTGCTGCGCAAAGTGATGGAGTACGAAGGCTACACCATTCGGCGTAACGATCTTGACAAAACGCCCTGGAACCGGTTGGTCATCGTGTCGGCTTGTAAGTCGGGGAAGATCAAAGATACCCTCCCGCACTGGACGGTGTATAAGTTCATCGATGAGCTGCGCAAGTTCTTTAACGCTTCTTTCGTCTTTGATGAGATAGGCAAGACCGTTGATGTCCTCGCTACGAACGAGCTGCTCTCCAATGACATGATAACCTATGATTACGAGGACGAATTCTCTGTGGAGTATGATGAAGAGGGCTTGGACAACCTCGCCACTTCGAATATCGAGTATTCTTTTGACGACTCAGCCAACCGTGACTGGCGGGAATATATTAGTCAAAGTGTGCAGAGAAACTATCCCATAAAGACTTATACATCCTACAACGACATGGTGGCAGCAGCTAAAAAGATGGGTACAAAAGAGCGCAAGTCCACTATTTTTAAGGTGAATTACGACTACTACGTGTGGGCCGATCTGCCAAAAGACGGTAACCCGGAAACAGAGGAAACCTCAGAGCAGTGTACGCTATGCGGAATTTTTAATCCAATTATACGCGACATGAACAGCGACACTTTCCAGGACCTGAATATCTGTCCATCGGCCATCTACCAACGCCGGCTGAGAACTGGGAAAGTTGACGTATACACGCTTTTGGGTGATAAGCTGGGAAATCCCTTTATCGTGGTGCCTTCTATAACCAACAAGAAAGAGCAAAGTTTTGAGGACATGAAGGTGGACGAAGATGGTGAGTATTACTACTCTGTACAGGATGCCATGCAGGGCAGTTCCAGCGACACGCCCTCGGCAACGGAGGATGAGGACAAGATGCCCGTCGCCTTTCAAGCGGAGAATGTATTGAACCTGAAAGCTCATGCTGCTGTGGCCTACGACAGGCGGTTGGACAATGAGGACACGAGATACAGGGTTCCCGTGCTGTACACCGACTACAGAATGTACCCCGACATACTGGTGCGGGACAGCGGCTCGTTGGCCTTGGAGGCCTTGCCCGAGCTGAGCTTCGGCAATGGCGGCCAGTCCCCGACCCCTGCGGGACGGTTCGGCGATGTGAGCGTGGACAAACACAACCAGATAGCCGTCAAGTTCATCACCGACGACATCCCCGACCCTTCGAAGATATACGTTTTCAACAACAAGAGGTATATATGCGAGAAAGTGGAAATGAACGTCACCGACGACGGCACCGACAAAGAGAAGACCGGCTACTTCTATGAGATGCTTTAAAGCTCATCCTCGTAATCGAGGATGGCTTTATTAACCTTATTCACATTGGCTGGCGTGTACATGTCGGTGATAGATATCGACGAATGCCTTGCCTGATCTCTGACAGACAGTACGTCCATATTGCTTTTCAGCATGTTCGTTATGCCGGTATCCTTCAGACTGTAGAATTTATATTCAGCAGGCAGGCCGAGATCTTTTCGCACATGTCTGTTCCAATAATCCCTGAACTGCTTCTCGCTGCATCGCTCCTCTCCTGGTTTGAAATCATTGGAAAAGAGATAATAAGAGGATGGCTCAGAGAGCACTTTCAATTCAATCATAAGGTTCATCACTTTCTTTGGGACAGTCAACACGGCATCCTTACGGTTCTTAGTGCCATTGCCATGCAAGGTGAGCGAACAACTCTTGGCACTGATATCGCCCACACGCAGGAAAGACATTTCCCTGGGCCGGACAAAAAGATAATGGAGGAAGTAACAGGCCAGAAGAAAGTATTTGTTGTTATCCTCTAAATAGGCATGAATCCGCTTGAGGTCGTTGCCATCTATGGCAGTCCTGTTCTTCACTCGGTTCCTTTTGTTGACAAGCACCAGGCCAGAGGTCGGATTCTCGTTGACGAAACCACGCTGCAAAAGCCACGAGCAAAAGGTTCGGAGCCAAGCAAGATAGTTGTTCCTGGTCTGTATGGAATTTCCTCTGTCGATAAAAACGTAATCAAGAAACTTAGACATCAGCTGCTTGTCAAGTTGAAAAACATACTTAACTCTCTTTACAGCCCAGTCCTCAAAGATCTTCATATAAGAACAGTATGAAATATAAGACTCTTCCCTCAAACTCCCCTCTTTGGCCAGCCTCGAGATATAGGTTTTGTAATCCTGGCAGACTACGTCGAATTTGCTATATTCGGCAGTTTTGCTCGAATCTATCCAAGGATTCCATCCACCAAGCAGTTTCTCCATCAGACGTTGGATAATGCCGTCAGCATATATCCGCTGCGCTTTCCTGCCCTTTATCCGGCCTACCATTATTTTCTTTCGCTTCATCTTTCCTGACAGAGGATCATAGGCCATGAAGTCGACATAGCTTTCCTTACCGAGATGAAGTCGTGGAGGAGTCCATTTCTTTATTTCCGCGATTGCATCGTTTTTAGAAAAATTATTTTTTTTAACCATTTCTTTTTTATGGAAACGGTCTGTCTTGATAACCAACCCATGATGTTCGTGTCCGACTTTTGTCCGACCGGTTGCGCAATAAACGCAAGTAAGCGATTGAAAATCAACCGCTTACCTTACTTTAAGTCGGGATGAGGCGACTCGAACGCCCGACCCCTACGTCCCGAACGTAGTGCGCTACCAACTGCGCTACATCCCGATTGCCTCGGCAAAGAACGAGTTCTTTGTGTTTAGCGGGTGCAAAGGTAATGCTTTTTTTTAATATCCGTGCAAATAATTGAAGAAAAATTTGCGGGGAAAGAAAATTTAATGTACCTTTGCACTCGCTTTCGAGAAGCACACTTCCCTGGAAGTTCTCTTAGATAGCAAATGGTGCCTTAGCTCAGGTGGTAGAGCAATGGACTGAAAATCCATGTGTCCTTGGTTCAACTCCAAGAGGTACCA